ACCGGAGGTCTCGGCATCATCGTCTGCACTGCCGCAGGAAATCCGTTTCTAGCAGCAAGCACTTCTCCAGAATAGACCGACGAAATGATCGGAGGCGTAGCAGGCAGACCGTTTCTCGCGCTGAACGATGAAATCCGAGTCAGAGACACCCGAGAAGTCTGGAAGCTGTCTTGGCCTCTTGCGAGACGCAGAACCAACTGAGCGGCAAGTGGGAATTGGCTTTCAGAGAACGTAAGCTTGTTGTTCTTAGGATCTTCTCCAGCAAGCTTGATTGCAGAAAAGTAGTCAGCCTCAGTCGCTCCGGCTCCAAGAGTCGATGCAAACCGCTTTGCTTCAGCCCTTACCGCAGGAAGAGCAAACAACGAAGCGTCTATGTACTCAGTGCGGAATTCAAAACGAACCGTCGGCTCTTCTTGAAACGGATCAACCTGAGCCGTCGGATTGTTGGGATCAATCTGCGATCCCGCATAGGTGACGGTTGCTTCCGAGTAAGGTCCATCTTCGTTGATTTGGTATTTTCCGCCAGCATTGACCCAATCAACGGAAGCAGCGCGGAGAGCGTCTTTGCTTCCACGGTACTTGTAGGTGATGTAGCGACCAGTCCCGTCTCCGTTGTTGTACTGGCGAGAGACTTCGATGTAGGCAAGACCTCCGACTGAACTGTAAAGCGTCGGCTGCGGAGCCGGAGTGCCGATGCTTGTCGGATAAAGCGTTGAGGTCTTGATCGTTGCCATATCAGTCTCTCGAAATCACTTGAGCGGTTTTCTCAGTACTCTTCGCAATTTGTTTCAACTGCAAAGTTTGTTCGATGGCTTGCTTGATCGCAGTATCTTGCGCCGTCTGGAATCCGGTAAATCCGCCGATGCGAGCAAGCGAGTCTTGCGCTCCACCGAGCGAGAACTTTTCGCCTTTTACCGCTGCAAGAATGACTTCCGGTGGAATAAACCTATCTCCTTCTTTTCCGGTCAATCCTCCGGCTTTCCCTGTCACTTCTGGAGCCGCTTGACCTAGAAGTCGAGACGATCCAGAGGCTAGATCAAGTCCAATTGCCAAAGGAGAAGTTGCCAGCTTGGATGCAAAAGACGTTGCTCTTCCAACAGTTGTAAGATTGAACAGGTCAAACGCTAGCTTTACAGCATTTACAGAGGCGTTTGCAGCGGCAACAGATTGGACTTGGGTCTTCTTGATCAGAATGTCCATCTGATCGTTGAACCTCTCAATATTCTTAATGTCCTCTTCTTTGAATAGGTCAATCGGCCCAAGATCTTTGATCGTTCCAGCAGCCATCGCAGCCTTTGTCAGCTTTAATCCGAGCAAGTCTGTGGCTGCTGCCATCATTTCAGCGTTATTCTTGTTCGCGTTAAGCTTTTCTCCGAGCAAAACGAGAACCTGCTCGCTTCCCAAAGACCTATCGGAAAGCTGTTGAACGCTAAGACCAAGCCTTTCAAAAGCGGCTCTTTGTGCGCCTTCGCTTGAGATTGCAGCAGTTCTAGCGTCGTTGATGCGAGCGATTGCTGACGCTACGGCTTCAAATTTTACTCCATAGAGTTGAGCCGCCATCTGGAACTTTTGAACATCATCCGTCGATATATTCAATTGATCGGCAAGCTCTCCAACACGGTCTGCGGCTTGAGCCACAGAATGAGCGAATCCAGTGATTGCAGCGACCGAGAATGCACCAGCAAGACGGCTTGTAACCGCACTCTTGAAGCTAGATCCGAACTTCTCTCCAACGCTTTGAGCGCGTTTAACGCCCATCTCAAACGCTGTGGAGTCGATCCCAAGCCTAACGAGTAGAGAAAGAACACCCATGTCAGTTTGAGTTTTGGCTCTGCCAAATCGCTTCGCTCTGATCGTCCCACAATTGGACGTTCCCCATCATCTCGGCATTTGCGAGAATAAGCCTTTCGGCATCGCCAAGCGGAAGCTTTATGGCTTCATCTGAGGTTAATCCAATGTTCAAGCATCCAACCAGAACCCTTTCCGGCCATGGCATCGCAGGTTTTTTGGAGCTTGATCCAGCTTCAATCAATACCTCAGGTGCGGTCGATTGATCTTTCAACCAAAGCTGAAACTTGTCTGACTCAGCAAACAAATTCATCTTGGAGATCCGCTTTCCCCACAACCATAGGAGAGCGTCACGCCAGACAGACTTGATCGACTTGATTGATTCAAGCGGAGGCTGTGAGCAAACAAGCACAGCCTCCACAAGATCCGAAGGATTTATCTCTCCGCCTAAGACGTACGGAGAGCGAAGCCGCTGCAAGACTATCGCGTGACCTACGGTGTAAGGCACAAGCCGAACCCCAAGCACCGTCGGTGCAAGAGGTCCGGTCTCTGCGAGAATCTTTGCAAGATCGGACACGATTAGAGCGTGAACGTCGAAGCGTTACCGGCAAGCGACGGATACTTGGTCAAAGTAACAGTGACAGTCACCTTACCGCTGCTGGTGAACTTAACGCTTCCGCCGCCAGAGTAAACGTAGTCGCCATCAATGCTCACGCCTCCAACAGTCACGCCGTCAGAAGCGGCAATCGTCGCGTAGCCATTAACCGCAGGAAGACCAGCGGCAAGCTTGGCCTGAGCGAACGAAGCAGCAGACGGAATGAACGTGACGTTGAGGCTGATCCGCTCGTTAGCGGAGACCTGAGCGACGACTTCGCCAGCAGAGTTTTTGATCTGCTCAACGTCGGCCTCATGGGTCGCGTCATAGCTCTCGATAGTGCTGATCGCACCAGTGGTGAGGGCCACCCCCGCAGGAGTGTAAAGAGTGATGGTGCCTTTCGCTCCATATACTAGAGCGAGTCCTTTTGAAACTGCCATGTTGGTTGTTGGTTAGGTTGCGTTTGCTGCTGCGAAAATTGTCATGGTTCGCGTGAAAGTTCTAGCCCTTTCGCTAGTGTCGCTCACGCCGAAATCCACCGGAACCGCGAACTGTGCGTTGAATCCGCCAGCCGGATCAGTGTCGTCAGCGTTCAGTTCCGAGATGTTGCCGTCAACGTAGAGATATTGCAGGAGATTCTCGAAAATCTGAACCACTGCAAGCAAGTGAGCCTCTGACGTATCGTCCGCGCTCAATTGAAGCACAGCGGAGACATCGACCTCACAAGTGCGATCCAACGGATGAACTGGCACCGCAGTCGAAGCCCTCACAACAATGCGCGGAAAGTCCGGCATCTGGTCTTCCAAGTCTGGATCGTTGAACGCACCGTGACCATAGCTAGTCAGACAAGCCGGAGTTCCAAGCGGAGACGAAGACCAGTCTTGAGCCGCAAGCCAGTCGGCCAACGCTCGTTCAGTGCGGAGAGCAACAGCGTTCATTGGGCAACAATCCCTTTCGACTCAAGACCGTCTGAAGCTTCTTCAAGCTTGGCGCGAATGTGGATCTCAAGCTCTTTGGCTTCGTCATCGTAGGCTTGCTGCATTGCTCTCGCGTAGATCGCTTGAACGTTGCCAACTTGGTTGTCAGCAAGCCCAATGTTCATTCGGACGTAGCTCGACGGAGAAAATCCAGCCTTTGCGTTGTAAGCGTAAGCAGACGATCCGCGATGCATCGAAACGTTTTCCTGCGGCAGTCCGTACTGGTTCGCAAGATTGATGAGAGCTTGATTGCCAGCGACCGAGCGAACGCCAGCGGAACCCTTACGAGCGCGACGAGTGCCGCCAAATTGAGCGAACGACGGAGAGAGCTTCTTGATCGCTTTGGTGACGCAAGACTTGAGGTAACCAACGGAACCAGCAGCGCGACGACGCAAACTGGCTGCGGCATCAATCATCTCCTGTCCGTAAAGTCCGGGTTTTCCGGCTTTAGCGTTCTTCGCTTGAGCGATCAAGTGGACCACTCGCAATTGTCGAGAACGACCCACCTTCTTTCCGGTCTTCTTGTCGAATCGAGCCGCACCAACCGGACGGTTGAAGTAGTCCAATATCTTGTTCCGAGCGGCTTGCGGAGACTTTGGCGGAAGCAAGCAATACAGCCGCAGCATCAAGTAGAACGTGCGAGCATTGACCGCTTCAGCAAGAGATCTCCGAGTCTTGGGGATGTACTCCTTCCAAGCAGCGTCAAACCGGCTGGTATCGACTGAGACGGTTGGAGTCATTTGGTCTTAGATCCAAGCTCCAGCGCATAATACGCACCAGAACCATCCCGTTTGACCGACATGATCCGCAGTTGCCGTCCATCGTAAGTAACCAGACGGCCAACGACCGGAACCATCTTTCCGAAGGTCATCAAGAGGCGGTCGGTGTTCTCTTGCAGAATCAAGCTTCCGCTTTCTTGCAACAGACGATCCGCGCTCGACCCAACATCCGCACTCCAGACCGTCGCGTCCACGGTGACAAGAGTAGAGTCGGCCAATCTCCAGTCGGAGAACTTAACCAAGATGCGAGCTTGAACATTGTCTTGGAATCCACCGGAGATGACCGAGTTCGCGTCAGTGATCGCAGCCGGAAGGCATCGCACCGGTTGTCCCTGCCACAAGAACGACGGATTGCCCATCGCTCCCTGAAGGACCGACATCCCCAACTGCAAGCTGGTGGCGATCAGATTCACGCCGAGAAGTAGACACCGGAGACAACGAGCCGTGAAGTCGCTTGAAGATGACCTCCGAGACTGGAGGTCGTGCCAGTCTCAAACGCTGAAAGTTCGCAATAGCTAGTCCCGCCGATGACTTTTCCAATCAGAGCGGTCTTGGCTTGATTGGTTCCGTTGGTCAGCCACAACGATACGGCGGCATCGTATGTCACTGCATCCGGCAATCCCAACCGTAGGTTCCCAGTGGATGTTCCAGTCACCGAGTTGATCGTCAGATCCACGGTGAAAGTGGAGACAAACCCGATGCTCGTATGGCGAGCAGTGTTGACCGTGAAAGCGAACGTGCGACCGCCACCGGAATCTGTCAGCGTAGGAACCCAAGTTTCAGGAGCGGTCAGCGGCAACGCTGCGTAGATCTCGTCGAAATTGGCGTTGGCCTTCTGCCAAGACGACCGGAGCGTGTCCCCCGTGTTGTCGTTAGCGACCGTTCCCGTGTTTATGACCTGTTGAGACATGGTTAATCCTTCGGCAGTGCGTACCAACCCTCCGCGAGCGTAATCCGGTTTTTAGAGCGCACAGAAACACCGTCCGCACCTTTGACCCATACTCGCGCTTTGACGCTCTCAGCAAGCCTCACCGGCTCACCGTGAGGCACCATGACAACGCGAGTCCCACAGCCGCAGCTACTTGCCAGTGTTATCAATGCGATCCAGAAGCTTTTTCCTAAGCTCTTGGTCTGGCTTCGCGTCTTCAACGGTGGGTGGGGTTTTCGCCAGACCAGTCAACCACTTCAAGAGAGCGGTGATGATCTGCTCGATAAAGTTCACTCGGACTTCGGTTTCTCAGCGTCCTTCGCAGCGATGAGACCGACACCAGCGGTGACGGCAGCGATGGTCGCGGCAATGTCGAGATTGGTCGTCGGGTCTCCGTCGAA